TCCAGCGATTTCTTCCAGCGCCGCCTTGTAGCGATCGCGCTCATCCACAACCGCCATTAGTCGCTCTACGGCCTCCTGCAGTACATATCCAGCGGCCTTTAGCATCTCTGCATCAGAACCAGCCGATACGGACGAATCCGAGGCTGCGGGTTGTTTGTCGGGTGTGTTGAGTGCAATTACATCCTTCGCTAATTGTTCTAGTTTTTCTTTTGTTCGTTCCATAGTCGTTTTGCTCAGTCATACTTCCTCCTCCTCTGGGTATTCCAGCTCGATGAGTAAGTCGATGTAGTGCCTAGCCTTCTTGAGATCCTCGATGCCGTTCTTGCCCCGATGGCGGCAGATGTACTTGATGACATTGCCCTCGAGGTAAGGGATGCTGTTCGCGTGGATAAACTCCACAGGCTGGATCTTCATGTCTTTATAGTGGTTACCACCTGTCTGCACGTCGAGTGCTGACCCTTTGGCAATTGCTTCGTTGATTTCTTGTTCTGACATATCAATATTTCTTTGCGATGTTGATGCAAGTCCGTGCAGGACGTGCGATTTGCATGGATTTCTGGTTGAACGCTGCTGGTCTCAGCTCCGCCTCGATGGTTTTCATGTCACGTTTCATCTTGCTGACAACAGCTTGCAGTGCGTTATTCTGCTTCTCGAGCTTCCGCATGAAGGAAGCCTCCGCTGACCCCTCATGGAGGTTGTGGAGGGCTATAAAGTCCCTCGTCTGTGGTGTGGATGTGGACATTATTTTACTTTCTCCCAGAGGTTATTATCTTCGATTACTTTTTTGCACTTCGCCCAGTAGGCGTCAGTGCAAGACTTCTTGTATCCGTTCGGTCCACCATTGTGGATACGGCAGATGTCCTCGACAGTCACTGGGCGACCGATGCGCTCCTCAGTGGCGTAGCGTGCCATGTAAGTCTTGACGATCAAAGCAGACTTATGAGGCAGGAACGCATCTTGGTGATGCCAGGGCATTCCCACCAAGCAAGGAGGACCTAACTTCCTCCGATGATCTTCAGCGTCTTGGACGTAGGCGGCATGGAGCTGGTAGAGCCCGAAAGCTTTGCCATCGTCGCCGACTGCGTTCATGTTGCCCCCAGACTCGACAGTCATGAGGATGAATAGGATGTATTGTGTGATTTCCATATTATTTATCTGGTTTACTTGTTGAAACGGCACCAACCAGAAACCAGTTTCCAGTTTAGTGCAAGAACTTTTTTGCATTGAAATCCATTTTTAAATTCCACACAGTCACCATATGCCAAACATAGCCTACACCCGTAAAGAAGTCATTGATGCCACACCGGATTGGACAGTTGTCAGTGACTGCATACAAGGACAGAGGCAGGTAAAATCCAAAAGTGTGGAGTACCTGCCCAAGCCAGCAGGTGACCTCGACCCTGCTTACGCGCAGGAGAGATACAAGGCGTATATCACCCGTGCACTCTTCTATAATGCAACCGGGCGCACAACTGAGGGGTTGGTCGGGCAAGTGTTTAGTAAGCCACCCAGCTATGAGCTCCCCGAACAGCTCATGGCCTATTTGGATGACATTGACGGACATGGAACAGGTCTGATCCAACAGTCAAAGCTGATCCTTAAGGACAACGTATCCATCGGGCATGGGGGACTCCTCATTGATTTCCCAAAAAGTGAGGGCATTGTCACAGTAGAGGATGTCAAAACCAAAAGGGTGCGCCCACGCATATTGAACTACAAGGCTGGAAATATCATCAATTGGGACACAGTCACGATTGGTGGTGAGACCAAGTTGTCCTTGCTGGTTTTGACAGAGCAAAAGAACGTGTCTGAGGACAAGTTCGAACCGGAGTTTGAGCCCAGGTGGCGTGTGTTTGAACTCATCCAGGAGGGCAACACCTTGAAGGTGGCAGTCACAGTGTGGAAACAGAATGACAACCAAGACCCAAACAACAAAGAGCAGTACGTCGTAGAGAGTGGACCGGACACCCTCATGGCGGATGGAAGATTTCTGGATACAATCCCATTTGTTTTTTATGGTGCACTCAACAATGAACCAACGATTGACAAGCCACCAATGCTCGACCTGGCGAACATCAACATCGGTCACTACCGCAACAGTGCTGATTATGAAGAGGCACTGTACATGGTCGGTCAACCCACACCAGTATTTACAGGACTGACACAGGATTGGGTTGACAACAACATCAAGGGCAAGGTCATCCTAGGGTCTCGATCTGCTGTGGGTCTCCCAGAAGGTGCCACCGCTGAGTTGCTGCAAACACTGCCGAACTCCATGCCACATGAGGGCATGAAGCAGAAGGAAGATCAGATGAAGTCCATCGGTGCAAAGCTGATTGAACCGGGGTTCACCAAGACCACAGCCACGCAGGTGTTGGTCGATGCCTCATCTGAGTCATCTATTTTGACCACTGCCACAGACAACGTGTCCAGTGCATACAGGGACGCATTGACGTTTTTCGCCGCATACATAGGCGTCTCTCCAGAGGGTATCGAGTTCGAACTTAACACTGACTTTGACGTGGATCGCATGGATGCACAGGAACGCGCACAGCTGATCCTCGAGTGGCAGAGTGGTGCGATTACATGGGAGGAGATGCGTGGTGGGCTACGACTCGCAGGTGTTGTCACTGAAGACGACGATGTTGCGAAGCTGACCATCAATCGCGAACTGGATGACATCCCTGGCAATGAGCCAGACCCCGGTACGAACCAAGGCGCATCTGAATAATGGCAACCTCCTCATATGATTTAGCTGTTGAAGAGCAGGTGGAGGCAGAGCAACTCAAAGCCTCCCAGACAGAAGAGATGGTCGCGATCATCGCGATCTTGGCTTCGGGGGTGTCCAAATCCCTGCTGGAGCAGCAGGAAGACTTATCCGGAAGAGGATGGGCATACCGCCGCAATTGGCTTGAGCGCACCATGAAGTCGGTGAACAAACAACTCACGGCTGGGGTGGGTAAATTCTACTCCCAGCTGGAAGCCACCGCTGGTGCGTTCGCTGGTCTGGAGGTGGCAGGGTTGCAGAAACTGCTCAACACCAAATTGAATGTGGTTAAGAAGGCATCAGCGTTCAAAGCTGCACTGGATCTACCGATGTCGTCGGGGGGACAGTTGCTCAAGCAGTATGTGGATTCCCTTATATCAACGGAGACAAACAGGATCATTGGCACACTCCGCATGGGACTGACACAGGGTAAGTCCAATGCCGAGATCTCAAGAAGCCTCATAGGCACCCGCAAGCTCAGATACCAGGATGGTTCGATCTTGGTCACAAAGCGCAATGCCCAAGCTGTAATACAAACTGCCACACAGCACGTAGAGAGTGCAGCCCGTATGAAGGTTTGGCAGAAGAATGCTGACGTAGTTAGAGGGTATGAGTGGGTGTCGGTGCTGGACAACCGGACAAGCAGCACCTGCCGATCTTTAGATGGTCAGAGGTTTTTCCTCGGGGGAGGACCCATACCCCCTGCGCACACCAGATGTCGATCAACAATCTACGCACTGGTAGACGACAATGGTGCCCCAGATACGGATCAAGACTACTACACATGGCTCAAGGGCAAAAATGCAAAATACCAAGACTCGATTTTGGGTCCCACCAGGGGGAAAATCTTCCGCGATGGTGGGTTGTCAACTGATGAGTTTGCCAAGTTGAACCTCAACAAATCGTTCAAACCCAAGACACTCGACCAGATGAGGGTGGAGAACCCGGAAGCATTTGATTTAGCTGGAGTTTGATCTTGCAATGATAACCAGTTTCCGTTTTTGTACAGGCTATGAAGTTTAAACTAACACCAGACGAACATAAAGCCCTGGATGAATCCATCCAAGGGGAGTACACCGAAAAGGATGGGGACTTCATCCTCAACCTTGAAGGTCACGAAGATCATTTCGCACCCAAAGCGAAACTTCACATCGCGGAGTCACATCGACGGGAAGCTGAGAAGAAGGTTGCCGAGGGTGAGGCTCGCGAGGCTGACCTCCTCAGCAAGCTGGAAAACGCCGATGGCAAAAAAGCCATTGAGGAGATCCGCGCTAACGCGCAAGCACAGATTGACAAGGTCAAAGCCGAGTACGCTGAGAAAGAGGAAGCAGCGAAGCTTGAGAGCAACAAGAACTTGGTTGCCGCTGAAGCAGGGAAGTTCGCGGGTGAGAATTTCACCATTCCATCACTCATCCAAGATGCATACGCCAAGCGGTTGTCTGTAGAGGAGGTTGACGGCAAGCAGGTCATTCGTGTGCTGGAATCAGATGGCACAGCCTCAGCCAAATCCATTGTGGATTTACAAAAAGAATTTCTTGATAATGCAGAATATGCACCTATCATTAAAGCAGCTCAAAGTTCTGGAAGCGGTGCTACCAAGGACGAACACAGTGGAGGCAGCAGTGCGCCGAAATCAGTGGAGTTTAGTCTCGGAAACAAGAAAGCAGCTACAGAAGCGGTCATCCAAAAGCTGGCCGCCGCTGGTCACGATGTTTCCATCTCTTAAACATCATTCATAGAAAGAAAATATCATGCCTTCTCCAATTGAAGTATTTAATCTCGCGGTCAATACCGCACGCACTGAAACAATCGCCCAAAAGGTGGAATTGTTCAATGCAGCATCCAACAATGCGTTGATGCTCACAGCCGGAAATAACCAAGGTGACTTTAACACCGAGGCTTACTACGCCGAAATCGCTGGTTTGGTCAGACGCCGCAACCAATACGGCACTGGCACTGTTGCCGCCATCGATCTGGCACAGTTGGTCGCCAACTCGGTCAAAATCGCCGCTGGCACGCCTCCTGTCAATGTTGACCCACGCTGGTGGTCTTGGATGAACAAGAACCCTGCGGAAGCTGGCACTGTCCTTGGTATCCAACTCGCGGAAGCCTCCTTGCAGGATATGCTTGAAGTGGCAACACTCAGCCTAAATGCAGCGTTCGACAACGTAGGTGCGACTGTCGTCAACACCACTGGTGCTGTTGCAAGCTTGGTTGGTCTTGATGCCACTGCTGGTCTCTTCGGGGATCGCCAGAGCAACATCTCCGCATGGGTTATGCACTCCGGGGTATTCAACCAACTCTCACAAGCTGGGCTGACAAACACGGAGCGTTTGTTCACATACGCGAATGTGAACATCATGCAGGACGCAACAGGTCGCCCATTCATCGTGAGTGACATCGCCAACCTTAAGGGTGCGACCTACAGCACACTCGGTCTCGTACCTGGTGCAGCCAAAGTCGAGCAGAATGGGGACTACCTCATGAATGTGGAGACCCGCAATGGTGACGAGAACATCCGTCGCACCCAACAGTCCGAATGGACATACAACCTCTCACTGAAGGGGTACAAGTGGGACGAGACCAATGGTGGAGCAAGCCCAAGCGATGCCGCCCTTGGTACAGGCACCAACTGGGACAAGCAAGCGACCGACATCAAAAACACCGCTGGTGTGAAGATGGTCTCTTTGCTCGTCGCACCATAGTCATAATTACGGCTTGACCTTCAGAACCCCCACAGGCTATTGTGGGGGTTCTTTCATATAATAATTCCAACCACACATCAACATGGCCAAAGACACTATCTTTTTCATCGCAGGATCAACCCCAAATGAGGCTGAAAAGGCCGCAATTGAAAAGCTAGGTGTAAAGCGTATCCGCAATGCATCTCTCATCTCTCCAAACACGGCACTCGAAAGCTGTACCTCCGTGGCAGGGAAAGTGCCGGAGCAGTACAAGAAAGCCAAGGGCGTCGAGGTTCTGAAAGTGGTGAAACCTAAGAGCAAGAGTGACGGCTCTTTAGACTAGAGGTATTTGTCCTGTGT